ACCCGGTGCTGAGGTCTACTCAGTCGCCACAAAGAAAGACCAAGCTCGAATTGTATTCGCCGAAGCTGAACGAATGGTCGCAGCATCACCCGACCTGAAGAAACGAATCAAGTCTTATCGTGACTGTCTGTTCATCCCCGGCAACACGGGTGCAAAGTTTCAACCACTGTCATCCGATGAAGACTCCCTCGACGGCCCTAGACCTCAAGCGATCATCGCCGATGAGATTCACGCATGGTCATTCAAAGCGAGAAAGCTTTGGGACGTGCTGGCGAACGCACTGGGCAAACGTCGTTCTCCGGTATTCATTGCCATCACGACGGCGGGTAGCGGCGAAGAGTCATTATGTCGTCAACAGAATCGCTATAGCGAAAAGGTTCTGTCAGACATTCACACCGATGACTCATGGTTCGCGTGGATATGCGGCCTCGATGATGAGGATGACTTCGAAGACCCAGCGAACTGGGTCAAAGCGAACCCGAACCTGGGTGTGTCAGTCAACGTCAAGGAACTTGGCGAAGCTATCAACAAAGCCAAGGGAGACCCCGCGAGTCTCAACGGTGTTCTCAGACTGCGACTGGGTATCTGGACGCAAGCTGCTGAGGCATTCATTCCGATGGAAGAGTGGGAGCTTTGCAACGCAGTCATAGACCTCGAATCACTGGACAAACAGCCGTGTTTCGGTGGTCTTGACCTAAGCACAACAACCGACATCTCCGCGTTCGTGTTGTTGTTCCCACCCTATGGCGACCGTACCCAGTGGGTTGTCTTGCCGGAGTTTTTCTTACCGAAGGACAACATCGAAAAACGTACCAAGAAAGACAGGGTCCCGTATGACTCATGGTCGCGCAACGGTCAGTTCAATCTGACCAACGGCAACGTCATCGACTATGAGGCGATTCGTCTCAAGATTGTCGAGCTATCCGAAATGTATGACCTTCGCGAGATAGCTTATGACCCGTGGAACTGCCAAGAGACGGCGAGCTGGCTGCAAGACAAGGGATTCATCGTCTCGCCAGTACGTCAGGGGTTCGTAACACTGGCTGGGCCTACCAAGCGATTGCTTGAACTCGTGATGACTCACGATCTTGCTCACATGGGTAACCCGGTGCTGCGTTGGATGGCTTCAAACGTCGTTGCTGATGAGGACGCCACCGGCTCATTCAAGCCAGACAAGAGCAAGAGCAGCGAAAAGATAGACGGCATATCCGCCCTCATCTGTGCTCTGAGCCGAGCGATGGTCGTGACCATCGCGCCGAAGAAGCGACATTTCACACCGTTTGTTATGCAGTAAGGAACCCCCAGTATGGGACTCACGTCCGCCTTCACAAAATTCATCGCCGACCTGCGTTCGCCCAAGCTCACTAGTCTTGAGCTACGCGACGGTGACCCTCTCAACAACCCAGCGATTCCACTATCTACATCGGGATTTCTGGCATGGGCGTCGGGCGAGCCTACCGTCAGCGGCGAAAATGTTACGGTCACCACATCACTTCAGCAGAGTACCGTTTATGCCTGCGCTGGCGTGTTGGCCGATTCAGTCGCGTCCCTGCCCGTTCGTGTTTATGAGCTTACCGATAATGGGCGCAAGCAAAGCACCGACCACATTCTTGTGTCACTCCTCAGTGTTGCCCCGAATGTAGAGATGACTGGATATGCATTTTGGGCATCGCTCGTTTTCTCTCTTGCTCTAACGGGCAATTGTTACGCAGAGATTCAAAGGGACAAAGGTGAACGCCCGGTCGCTATCTGGCCTCTGCATCCCCAGAAGACTGAACCGAAGCGCACTCCAGTTCAGCCTAACGGCTCAGGCGGAGACCTCATCTATGAAACCTCCGATGGGTTGGACGGTAAGGCGAATAGCAACGGTCAGACCCGCACCATCGCTTCAGCGGACATTCTCCATGTGCCACTGTTTTGTTTCGACGGACTGAAGGGAATCTCCCCTGTCACGCTGGCGCGTCAAGGCATCGGTCTAGCCAAGGCAGCGGAGAAGCAGGGGGCACGCTTCTTCGGCAATGGGTCGAAGCCAGGTGGAATTCTATCAACCACCAGTGAATTCGACGACCCCGAGATGGCATCCATCAAAAGTTCGTGGGAGCGCAGCAACGGCGGCGACAAGCAAGGTGGGACAGCATTTCTCCCCGGCGACTGGAAGTACACCTCGGTTGGCACGATGAGTAACAGGGACAGCCAATACCTTGAGGTTCGACAGTATCAGCGCACCGAGATAGCGGCCATCTTCAGAGTCCCGCCACATATGGTAGGCGACACCTCGAAGATGTCGAATGCGAATGCGGAGCAACAAAATTTGATGTTTGTGACAGACACGTTGCGCCCGTATCTCGGTCGTTTAGAGAGCGAGATTGCACGCAAGCTCCTGCCGACAGCAGGGCGGAACTCTGGCCGCTATCAAGTTGAGTTCGACGTGAGTGAAAGACTGCGTGGAGACATCACCAGCCAAGCCGCTGGGCTTACAGCAGGACGGCAGGGTGGATGGTTTTCCATCAACGACATTCGAGCAAAGATCGGCGAGAACCCTATCGGAGCAGAAGGTGATGTCTACCTCGCTCCCATTCAATATCAGAACGCCAAGCGTCTGCTCGACACGGAGAGTCTCCAGGACCAGCCGTTGCTCAGCAGTGAACCCGATGCGAAGCCTGCCGATGACGCCGCACCGACACCGGATGAGCGTTCCGCGATGGCTCGTTATACATCTGGCTACCTCACCATTTACCGCGATGCGTTCGGTCGCCTATTGAAGCGCGATAAGCGCGATTTCGACACTATTTCCAGTCTATTTAGCCCGGTTCTACGGTCGATTGCCGAAGCTGCACAAGACTTTGCGATGAGCAAAGCCGGGCTCTCAGTGATTCCCAACTCAGACATCAACAAGCACATTGAGGCGGTTTGCAGTTCGATGGCTAAGCGTGCCGCTGAGTACACCGAGACGGATGCAGACGCCAGCGCCGGAGCCGAGTTTCGCAAAGCTGTCAGGGCTCTGGTGATTAACACCGCGAGAGACTGTGCCGCGTTCGCCGCTGAACAATCCGTCGCAGCATAACTATTGAATTTCCAAGTGAGCCACACATGAGTAAGCATCAGACCCCGAAACGTGAAGTACGGCAGATAGCCGCAAAAGAATTGCGCGTAGCTACCAACGCGGAAGGTAAGCGTGTTCTAAGTGGCTATACAGCAGTGTTCAACTCCTTGTCAGTGGACATGGGTGGATGGTTTGAATTGGTTTCGTCCGCTGCGTTCACACGAACGCTGGAAGAGAACCCCGATGTGCTGTGCCTTTACGCGCACGATACCTCGCTGGTGCTAGGTCGTACCATCTCCGACACGTTGACTTTGGCGACCGATACAACCGGCCTTAGGTTCTCTTGTGTTCTCCCGGAGACGACTACCGCCGCCGATCTGATTGTCTTAGTTGAGCGCGGAGACATCTCCGGATGCAGCTTCGGTTTCTCCGTGCAGAACGATGTATGGACTGAAGACTCGGAAGGGCGCTACGTCCGCACTCTACTGGATGTAGATCTTTATGAAATGTCCGTGACCTGTCTACCTGCGTACCCGGATACCAGTCTCTCCCTTCGCTCGGCTCCGAAAGAGATTCGCAGCAAGATTCTGGAGACTCGCAACGTCGGCCTTGGCACCACCGACGACTGTGGCGATGATGTCAACGCCGCTCGCGACTGGAAAGCCAACATGGAGATTCGTTTGAAGCTTCATGCGCTGAGAATGTAACACCCAAGTTTCGCTGTCGTGTGTGAGCAGCTCCGCGCTGTGCCTTCCATGGCAACTCCTACGACCGCCGCTGTGAAGCATGAACTGTGGTTCATGTTGTCCTGCACCGCTCGCACCACAACTTTACACACCACGCCCGAAGTATGAGCCACTCGCACCCACACGTGCGAAAGGACAACACCCAATGACAGTAAAAGATATGAAAGAACAGCGCATCAAGCTGATTACCGACGCACAGAAGCTCGTGCTTGGTGACACCGTGACCGCTGAGCAACGCGACCAAGCCAACCGGATGGTTGCAGACGTAGAGAAGCTAGAGGCGGACATCAACGTCGCCGAAAAGCTAGAAAGATATGAGGTCGAGTCTCGCGAGACCGTTCGCCCACCGCGTGGTAATCCAGCCGCTTCCGAAGCTGAGACCCGCGAGCAGAGTGACCGCGAGGTACGCGCCTTCACCCACTACATAAAGACTGGTGAAAAGAGAGATTTGCTCACCACCAATGCCGGTGCGGTGATCCCGCAAGTCTTCAACCAGAACATCATCGACGCCCAGAAGCTGGTGGGTAACACCCTCACCGTCGTGGGCAAGAAAGTTACAAACAACAATGGTGCGCCCATCAAGGTGGCTCTGAGCAACGATACAGGGAACACTCTTGTGACCATCACCGGTGGTGAGGGTACCGCGTTGACTGACACTGACCCGACCTTCTCTGGGTTCGTGCTGAACTGCGACACCCTTGCGACGATGGTCAAGGTGTCGTTTCAGGAATTGGAAGATGCTTCCTTCGACATGGGTAGCTGGCTGAAGACCAAGTTTGGTCTTCGTTACTACCGTGGTCTGGAGTACATCATCACCAACGGCAACGCCAGCAACGTGGCGTCCATCCTCACCGGTGCGACTCTCGCTGCAACCTCGGCTGTGTCGGCAACCGTCACGTTTGACGACCTCAATGCGGTGTACTCCGCACTCGACCCAGCTTACGAAGGAAATGCAAGCTGGGTGATGAGTTCCACAACTCGCGCTCTAATCATGGGCGAGAAGGATACTCTCGGGCGTCCGATCTTCATTCCCAACCCGTCATCTGGTGTGCTCGACCATCTCTTCGGTCGTCCCATCGTTTTGAATCAGGCGTTGCCTTCGGCGTTCGTGGCAAGCAACGTCGGCATCATGTACGGGGATTTCGAACAGGGCTATTTGCTCCGCACTGATGGCGACATGTCCATCCGTCGTCTCGATGAGCGGTTCGCGGACTCGTTGGAAGTCGCGTTCCTCGCCTATGCACGTGTAGGTGGAGCATCGACCGACGCCGGGACTCATCCGTTGCTGAAGCTCGCAACACACGCCTAATCAAAATCGAATCAGGGCGGCTCATAACTGGGTCGCCCTCTTCGCTACCTCTACAGAGACATCATGCATATCCGTATCACAAAGTCATTCACTGTCCCCGCGTCCCCACGTCCGCTCATCACTGGTGAGCTATTAGACCTCCCTGATGACATTGCTCAGAAGTGGGTTGACGAAGGCCGCGCCCAGTTGTGGACGCTGACAGGCACGCCGCCTGTGCTTTCGTCTGTTTCACCAACACCACCCAAGAGCAAGCGTGAAAAGGCAGTTCGCACCTAATGACCGGTCTTAGTCTCCAACTCGTTGTTCCACCCATTGTGGAGCCGGTCACGGTTGCGACCGCGAAGCAGCAATGCAGGGTAGATTTTGCTGATGACGACACCTTGTTTGCGGTCTACATCACGGCTGCTCGCCAGTATTGCGAGAGATACACCCACCGTGCGTTCTTCAATCAGACTTGGCTCCGTACTCTCGACTTCTTTCCACTTGCGTGGGGTTCGGAGACGCTGAGCCCCGCCGACCGCAGGGACTATCCGTTTTACTTCTGGGACAAGCTGACTATCGACCTTCCCCGTGCGAACTTAGTCAGCGTCACTTCGATTGTCTACGTGGATGGAACGGGCACGACGCAGACGCTCGACTCTTCGGCCTACAACGTGGACATTACATCCACACCCGGCCGCATCGCTCCCTCATGGGGCAACATCTGGCCGGAGACGCCGAACTTCATTCCGGGCTCCGTCAGGATCACTTTCGTCGCTGGCTCTTACGGCGATGGCGTCACGGTCAACACCTGTCCGCAGACTGTCGTGATGGCAATTCTGCTCCTCGTCTCCCACTGGTACGAGCATCGCGAAGAAGCCAGCGAACTCAACCTCAAGAACATCCCGAAGGGTGTGAACGCCCTACTCGATACCGAGCGTGTCGTGATGTTTGGGTATCGGTAAGGCGGCGATATGCAATCGGGAAAGCTCAACAGACGCATTGCTATTCAGTCTCAGACTACGACGCAGGACGCGCTTGGTCAGGAGCTCCAGGTCTGGTCCGCGTTCTACACGTGCTGGGCAAGCATCGACATTCAAGCGTCGCAGCTTCTCTATAG